CATCGGCCATGATCGGGTTGTTGAACACGCCCCGCGGCGTGCTCGCTAGACGCGCCAGTTCGTGCATGTTCCAATGATCCTCCGCGTAATTGTAAACCACCACGCGATCATTTTCCGTGCTCGCCGCGCTCGGATAGAACCACCACACCTCCGAAAACTGCGGCTCGTGATGCGCAACCACTTTGGAGCGCTGCGTGTCGTTGAAGTCACCGAACACGCCATCGTGTACGTCGCAGTGCATCTCACGCAGCACGCCGTCGAAGGCATAGAAATGCTTATTGCCCATCCAGATCGCGCGGGTGTCAGCCACCACCGCGGCGTTGCGTGAAGTAATGCCGCAATTTTCCCCGATGCGATCGAACCGGTACACGAAAGGCGGTCCGATATAGGTCGCCATGTGCGCGTCCATGTCGGTCCAAATGAGCGTGCCGCCCCTGATGCGCTTGCCGCACATCAGCTTGCCTTGCGTCTCAATGATCTTGTCGCCGGCCTGGTTGGTCGCGCTCGCCGTCCACGTGCTTAGCGATTCCTGGTCCGGCCATTGCACCTTGCGGTTATCGCCATCCGCGCCCAGCACGAACAGAAACCGCTCCGGCGTCACCACGATGGCTTTTCCGTCCGGCGTGTCGCCGCCCAGCGCTACCGCCGCCACACCTGTATCCAGCTCCCACTTGTAGACGTGGCTGTCTTCCGCCATCACCCCAAGCAAAATCTCGCCGAACGTGTCCAGCGACCACACGCCCGCTTCTTGGATCGTGGCGTTATCGACGCGCGGCGTGCCGTACAGGCCCTCGCCGTAATTGCCGATCCCGTAGCCCGCGCCGGTCGTGGCGTTCTCATCGCCCGGCGTGAACCCCGATGGCGTAATGTCCACCGGCGCGGCAGCGGTCTGCGTCAGGGCGTAGAGCTTCGAGTGGGTGCCGATCGCAAGCCAGCGCAGTCCATCATTATCCACCCACGCCAGCATCGTGCGCGGCTTGCCCGTCACTGCGGTCGTGGTGCGCTGCACCCAGCCGCCAATCGGTTGCATTGCCCCCTCATGCCAGCGAACAAGGCTCGCATCATACCAGCGGCCCATGGTTTGATAGAGCGTGCCCACCCGCTGCAAACCGGGCGGAAGCGCAATCTTGATCAGCATTCAGAGAACGCGCTCGAACCGCACTTCGCGCATGAACCACCCATTGGGCAGGTGGTTCTTGAACCACGGCGGCCCCCAGATCGCCATGCGCTCGCAGCGTGCGCCGCGGGCCAGCTTCTCCAGCAATTCCATGAACGGCGCCACGTCATCGAACTGCGGGCCAGCGACCAGCACCTCAAACACGTTCTCACGCGGGCGCGCCACCACCGTCGCGTCCAGCGTCGCGGACGGCGGACGCAGCACGCCATAGAGCAGCATCTCACCGGACGCCAAGCCTTGCGCTACCCCGGCAACCGTGAAGCGGCCTTTGGAGTGCTTGCACGCTTCACGCACCACCGAAAACACCGCCCGCGTCACCGCCTCGTCACGCATCTGCTCAATTGTGATCGGCCCAAAGATCGGCCGCGGCGGCGCTTCCGTTACGGTCATACAACACTCCTCGGGCGGGCCACCTTGAACGAACCGGATGAACGCCCACGCTGATCGGCCATGTTGAGCGCCTTGATGCCAGCGGCGAACTTCTGCCGGAATTGACCTTCGCGCTGGTCGTCCGCGTACGCACACGCCAGCATCAGGCAACCGTCCATGTAGACCTGCGGCGCGTTGGTGATGATCCAATCCGTGTCGCTGTCACCCGACAGCGCCGTGAACTTCTGAAACCACTTCGCCGCGATCGGCTGCACGGCCGCAGGCGCCAGATAAAGCTTGTCACCCTCAATCGTGTAAATCGTCTGCGGCCCGACCGTCGTGTTGATGGCGTCCGCCTGCTTGCGGAACGCCCACGGCGGCACATAGTCCAGCGCCTTCGCTCCCTGGCTCGTCGGCACAAGCTCGATAAACTCAAGCCACCCCGCATCCACCTGGCTGCTGATGGTGATGATGCCGCCGCTCGCTGGCGTGATCGTGTCGCTATCCACCATCGCGCTGATCCGCAGCGGCGGGATATCCACACCATGGCCGCGGTACATCATCGCCTGCATCTGCGGAAAAATGTCAGCGCCGACGATCGACGCCGTGAGGCCCGATCCGGTCAGCGCCCAGTCGACCACCGCAGTCTTCAGGGCGCCGAATGTGTTCACCGCCATGCGTCAGGCCCCCGGAAATCCGGTATGCACGGCGAAGCTCTTTTCCAGATCATAGTCGCGCACGCGCCGCGCCTCCTCCGGGCGATAATCCCAGTGCCGCGCGATCCAGCCGATATGCGGCAATTCATGCATCTTGTGCTCGCCGTGGAAGTAAACGATGCGCGTCTCCGGCGTCAGTCCGGTGTCGCGCACGCTTGCCTTGAAGCTCACGATCTGGCCTGGGAACAGGTGGTCGAACGTAGTGACGCGGCCCGCCTTCCAGAGGTCGCGGATCCAGTCCATGTCGTTCTGGCCTTCGTACTGCGTCCACAGCCAGTCACAGCCCGCCGGCACAAGCGTCACGCCGTTGCACACCGTTTCCGGCTTGAACGGGTCGAACGGAACCGCGGGCTTTTCCGCCGTGAGGCAATAGTCCGCGATGTGATCGCAATTGCCCACCACGACCGTATCCAGGCCCACCATGATCGTCGGCTCGTTCAGTTCGTAACATTGCGTCAGCGCGCCATAGGAAGGCGTCTCCGCCGCGAGCAAGCGCTGCTCAATGGCCGGTTCCGCGTAGTCGCGCTCCTTTTCACTCCAGCACACGAAGCGGAACGGCTGGGTTAGGTGCTTCTTGAAGCCCCGATACAGCGCGCACACGTCCGCCTCGGTGTAGTGCCGGCTAAACTGCTTGGACAGCCGGTTTGCGTCCCAGAAGGCGCAGGCGATGTTGATCATGCTGCGCGCGCCTTCTGCCCCGGGTAGCGCATGCGCGCCTTGTCTTCCTCGCGGCCAATCGGCGCTTGATGGCCTGAAGGTCCGAACAGATGACACGCCTCCACGTCCCGACTCACCACGGCGCCGGCCGCGATCATGGCGCCTTCGCCAATCGTCACGCCGGGCAACACCACGCAGTTCGCGCCAATGCTGGCGCCGTCGCGAATGATCACTACCGGACGGTCCGGCCGCTCCCATCCGCGCTTGTGCGTCCTGGGCCAGCTATCGTTGCAGATCGTGGCGCCCGGCCCGATGAACACGTTGCGCCCAACATGCGCGCCGGGATGCACGCTGGCGCCGTGGCAGATGATCGAGCCCGCGCCCACGTGCGCGCCGTCCACGATAGCGCATGACGCCACCGTCACATCGTCGCCCAGCACGGCGCCCCGCACCACGGACGCGAACTGCCACACACGACAGCCCGTTCCGAGCGTCGCGTCCTTAACTTCAGCTTTCTTGTGGATCATGCCGCCTTCGTCAGCTTCATTTGATGCAGCGCCGTGGTGACGTGGTTCATCACCCGCTCCCAGCGGCCGTTGTCCTGCGCCTTCTGCCGGAACAGCCGCGCACTTTCGTAAAACCACATGCGATCTTCGCCAGCTTTCAGCGCATAGCGCCATTGCGGGTGCTGGTCCGTCATCACCCACACCGGCACGCCCAGCGCTCCACACAGGTCGACCACGCTCTGCGTCGGCGTGATCACGAGATCGAGATTGCTGACGAGCGCGGCCAAGTCGTCCAGGTCCGCGCCCTTCTTCGTCGCCCAGTGCGGATTGAGCACCTGGGGATACGCCGCCAATTCTTCGCGGCGGTCTTCGTATTCCAGATTAACCCACGTGATATCCGGGTGTTGATCGAACAGCTTTTCCGCGATCAGGCCGAATGGAGTTGAGCGTTTAGCTCGACCAGTGGCCCATGTTCCGCCGGTCCAGGCAACTCCCACCCGCTGGGGTCTATGCGGTACCCCATCACGGAGTATTCGCCCGCAATCAGCGGCGGACCATCCCTTAGAACAGTACTCAGCCCAACGAAGCCACTCGTTCCAAGCGGCAACCCGCGCGGGATCAGCGGTAAGGAAACGCCCGCGAGCAAAAGGCTCCGCCGCGAAATACTCGCCCAGCCCTCCCATCTCCAAGTGCCAATCGGCTTTTTCCTCGATCGGCCATTCCAACACGTTCTGCAACAGCGTGCCATACACCCGCGCTTTCGGAAAGCTGCGCGCGAACAGCGTTTCGTTGCGCGGGTTACACTCAATCACGCCGTCAAAGTCCGCCGGGCACATCGACATGAACATGATCTCATCGCCCACGCCCTGCTCGCCGTGAATGATGACCTTGCCCGGCGACTTACCGTCCCAGCGCGGCAGATCATACGTGCGATCCGTCCGCGGGCGCACCGCGCTTCCCGCACACTTGGAGAACTCGCGCCAGCCTTCCGCCCACCGGCCCAAATGCATCAGCGCAAAACTGCGATTGTGCGCCGGGTTCACCGCATAGGACTTGTCCGCCCACTCCAGCGCTTCCTCGTGGCGGCCGATCTGGCTTGAGACGTTGCACAGATTATCGTACGTGCCTCGCCCTTCGCCGTACTCCAGCGCCTTGCGGAACGCCTTGTAGCTCTCCTCCGGCTGATACTCTTGCAGCGCGCAGCCGATATTGTCCCAGATCGGCCCGAGCTTCACCGGGTCTTTCGTGGCGCAGCGCGCAGAGTTCAGGATCAGCGCCGCCATGCCTTCCTTGCCGCTCAGCAGCATGCACGTGCCGGCGATGAACATGGCGTCGACGTTGGCCGGGTCGCGGCGCAGCAATTCGTCCGCCGCCGTCATGGCGCGCAGCGTATCGCCCGATTCCATCGCACGCTGCGCTTCCAGGTGCAGCTTTTCCGTCTCGGTTTTAGACATGGACGGGCGCCGTCTTCAGCTTGCGGAACTCGTTCGAGTTGAGCCGCCCGTACATAAAGCGCTCCCACTCGTCATTGTCGCAAAACGGGTCGCGCAGCCGCGCGTCTTCCGTCCGGCCCTGATTGAACTCTTGCAGCCACGCGAACAGCAGCGTCAGCGGAATGCGCCCCACGTGCCAGAAATCGTTGTCCTGCCCACGCCATGCCTGCCCGGCATCGTTATAGCTGTGCGTATTGGCGTCGAGAATGTGATCCACGTGTTCCGTGCGTGTGATCGTGAGCCCCTTGCTCACATGATCGTATTGCATCGTCTCCACCGCGCCCGTCAGCGGGTCGATGTCCAGTAAAACGCCCATCGTTTCTCCAAAAGAAAAGGGCGGGGCCGAAACCCCGCCCTCTCGTCATTACGACACGCAGTCTGCGATCTTGCCGCTGGCCGCCTGGTTCTTGGAACACAGCGTCCACTCGGCGAGCATCTGCTTCTTCTCGGCGTCGCCGGTCTTCGCCAGCGTGTTCACCTGCATCGGTCGCAGGTAGTGCAGCGACCAATAGTTCATATCCAGCACAAGCGCGGTGCGTGCGCGGCTGAAGCGGTCCGGGACCACCTTCACCTTGCCGAAGTCATGCAGATAGATATCCGCCGCCGCGATGATCGCCAGCATGCCCGACGAGGCCGGGTTGTTGCCGAAATCGCTGTACTTCGTGGTGATGCCGGCGAAGCCCGAAATCTTCTGCTTGTTGTACGCGCCCACGATCACCGTCGTCGGTTGGCCGCCGGCCACCCAGCAGAGCTTCAAGCACGACTTCAGCAGCGCTTCCGTGATGGTGCGCAGGTTGGACGAAGAGCCGTCCGTCGCCGCCGTCACCGTCCCGGCCGCCGTGTAGCCGCCATTGGCGCCGTCCGTTGCGCCCGCCGTGCCGCCATAGATCGAGTTCGTGGTGAGCCACGCCTCCATCCCCGCCGACACACGCGCCGTCGCGGAGCCCCCCGCCACCGACGCATAGTTGCCGGTGATCGCCGTCTCCATGTCGCGCTTCAGTTCTTTGCCGCGCTTGGCGATCTGGTAGGCCAGTTCCTCCTCGCGGCCGGCGGTGTTCACCGCGTTGGCCGTGCCGGAGACGATCACCGCCTTGCCGCTGATCTGCGTATAGTTACGCAACCGAACGGTCGGCGTTGCCGTCAAATACGCCGCGTCCGCGCCTTCAACCAGGCGGTTCGTGCCGGACGCCGACGCCAGCGCGTCGGTCTGCCATTCGATAAACGTGTTGCGCGCCGCCGCACCGCGGCGAAGCATTGTCACTACCGGCGTTTCCTCGGGGGAAATGTCGGTGATCTCGTTCGTCAGGTCTTCGCGAATGCCCACCTGACGGTAGGTCTGATATGTGGTCGTAACCATGTGGCGTCCTCAGAGGTTTGAGAGCGCCAGACGGGTTTGGAGTGGGGCTTAGAGCCCCTTGGTCACGCCGCTGCGCATGAACAGCCGCGCCGCCGCCTCTACAGAGCCGGTATCACGCAGTTCCTTGCGCGCTTCGCTGGTAAAGCGTCCGCTTTGCGGGTCACGGGTTTGCGATACGCGCCCATTGACGATCTTGGGCTTCGTCTCCGTCAGCTGCTTCCTGACCTCCGGCGCTTTGCGCTCCGCCGTCATCGCCTTCGCCAAGTCGTTCAGAGCCCGCCACGCGCGATGGTCGACGATCTCGTCCAGGTCTTCCTTTTTGAACCCGTACTTGGGCGAAAGAGCCTGCAAAATCTCGTCCTTGCGCGCGGCGCGCGTCTTATCGTCCTTGAACTCCGGGATGTAACGCGCGGCGCGATCGGTTTCCCGACGCACCGTTTCCGCATCCTGCATACCAGCCGTCGACTGGGCTCCTAGCTCGGCCTGCTTAAGCACGCCCGCCACCTTTTGGTAGTGGGCTGCATAGCCATCATAGTAGAGCTTGGCCCGGTGATAGGCCGCCGGATCGTAATACCCGCTGTTTTCGTCCAGCATGATCGGGTCTGGCGGCGCCGGCAGATACTGATCCATCATCGCCAACGCCACGCGCGCCTGCTGCACCACGGTTGAGAACGTGGTGTTGAGCTGCTGCGTGATCTGATCCTGCTTTGCGAACGCCTCTTCCTCGGCGCGAATGACCGCCGTGGCGATCTCTCCGTCCATCTGGCGAACTTTCTGAACCGCCTCCAGCGCTTCGGTCAACGGGATGCGCTCTGGCGTCCCGCCGTCTTCGACCGGCGGCAGTTCGATGTATTGTGCGTCGTCTTCAGCCTCGGCTTCCGCGCCGTCCTTGCTCTCGACCTCCGCGGGCTTTTCGCCCTGAGCATTCTCATCGTCCGCACGCGCTTCACGCTCCAACCGCTCCGACTGTTCCAAGTCCGTGCTGTTCTCGCGCTCGATCGCGTCGCGGTCCTCGCGGTTCTCCCGCGGATCGGGACGCTGTTGTTCGTCCCCTCGAAGCTTGGCGGCGATTGTCGCCACCGCGCTGTCTAGCGAAGCATCTTCGCCCGCCATGTTCGGATTCATGTGTTCCCTATGCTATCGGAGCGGGCTTGCGCCCCTCCAGAATGTCCAGCTCCGCACGCAGAGCCTTCTCCCCGGTCGCGCCGTTTTCAATCGCCTGCTTTGCGTGCCGCGCGGCCTCAATGCCGATTTGCAGCCGATAGCGATTGATGTCGTCGTCCGGTCCACATTTGAGCAGCCGCTCCAGCAGCTCTCGCTCAAACCCGTCCCAGGCGTCACCCCACACCGGGGTCTGCGCCATGTTTTTTGCATCCGCGATGCGCGCCAGCTTCTCGCTGAGCGCCGCGATACGGTCAGCGGCCATTTACGTCCGTATCCACCTTGGGCGCCTCGCTAGACGACTGCGTAGCTTTGGCCTTACCAACCCGCTCCTGCGATTCGATGCGCATGATCTCTAGCTCGCGATCCTGCTGCATCTTCATCACGGCTAAGTCGCGATCGGCGGCCATCTGCTCGCGCATGATCTGGATCCGCGCCGCCGCCTCCTCACGCATGACTTGGATTTTCGCTGCCGCTTCATCGCGCGCCAGCTGCATCTCCATAGCCGAGCGCTGCGCATCCGCCTCCAGCTTGGCAACGGCCTCTTGCTGCCTCAGCTCCTGCTCAGCCGCCTTCATCTGCGTGTTCGTCTGTAACTCTGCCTGCCGCGCCTGTGCGTCCACCTTCACCTTTGCCATCGCCGGGTCTTCCTGCGGCGGCGGCGCCCAGGGCTGCGTCTGCGGCTCACCCGTCTCCGGGTTCACGACAGGCTGGCCATCCGGCCCCGCCACAGGCTGATCCGGCACCTCAGTGAAGAACGCGGCCGTGTCCCGCTGTCCAGCGAAGCGGCAAAGCTCCTCCTGGTAACGATAGCGGTTCTTGATCGTCACGTTGGGATTGCCCGGCCCCAGCGCCTCGATCACCTTTTCCTGCTCTTCCCCGATCAACCGCAAGCCCACAAGCGAGTGCTCGCGGTTCAGACCGGCGACATGGAAGGTCATCTTCAGGTCGCTGTTCCACGTGCGCGGATCAAACGTGCAGTATTCGCCGCCCACCTTGACTTGGCGCGCCTCGTTCTGATTGCGGCAAACGATGCGATAGACCTTGCTGACGAACTCGCTTAGCCCCGCTGCAAGGTTGCGCGCCGTCATCTCCTTGCGCGCATCAGCGCTCAACTGAAGCATGCCCAGCGCCTTGCCGGAATGCTCTTTGCTCAATTGGTCGCTATCCAGCCCGCGCGTCTGCCGCGTCGCCCCGGTGCGGTCCTCTAAGCGTTGCTTGATCACCTCCAGCGCTTCCCAGGCCGTGGTCGCCGTGTTCAGTCCGCCCACAAGCGGCAGGATCGCGTCAGCGGGAGAGCCGTTCACCGGTATCTTGGTGCCCGTATACGTGCTGTTGATCGGCCCGTCCGCGTCGATCCTGGTGGCGTCGAACGCCTCGCGGTTCACCACGCTCTGATAGACCGCATCGAGCCCGGCGCGCGTCAGCACCGTGCTCTGGCGCTGCAGGTCCGCCGTGTAATCATGCACGCTCAGACCCATGAAGCGGTGCGGAATGCGCAGCGGCGTCCATGTGCCGAGCGGGTTCTCCTCAACCTCACTCTCTTCCAGCAGGATATCGCCCAAACGATAGGAGCGGATCAGCTCTGGATAGCCATCGCCGTCCAGGTCGACGCGAAGATACTCTTCCAGCACCTCCAGTTCTTCCGCCGCCTCGTCGCTCGAATCCGTCCAGTCGATGTCGTCGTCCTGGAAGCGCTCGGCGCGCACGTCCTCGGCGCGGCGCGTATGGCCCGACTCTCCGCCCCCGGACCACGCCATGATCTCGTCGCGCTTGGCGGGCCATTCCCGCGCAATCTCGCCGCGCAGCTTGCGCCATACCAGCCCGACATAGCGGTTTTGGTCGATCGAGATCGCCCGGCCATTGAGGCGCACGTCCTCCGGGGCGAAGCTGACAATCTCCAGGCGCGCCGGGCTCTTCACGCGGCGCACGATCAGCGAAATACCGCCCGCTTCGCTCTCCTGGTCAAAATCCTGCGCCAGAATTTCAAGCTCGGGATCGTTCATCAACTCCTGCACTTGCAGGATATTCAGCCCTGTCAGCGTCTGCGGCGCCCGGTATTCCTTGTCGCGCCAGTACGCGCCCAGATAGCCACGCCGGTGCAACAGGCCGTCGAACGTGAAGTCGTCCAGGACGAAAAAACCGGGATTGTCCTGGAAGATGATCCACTGCAAGTAATCTTCCGCCGCGCGCGCCTGCTTGGCGTATTCCTCGCGCGTCTCCTGCGCATAAATGAGCTTGCCGCCGTCGTTCAGAATACGGGCATAATCGTTACGCTGCCACTCAATGGTCTCGAACACCTCACGCGTTGTGACCTGGCTGCGGCCGTCCTCTTCGTCGCCGTACGACAAGCCGAAGTAACGCTGAAACGCCTCCATCTGCTGGGCGGCGACTTCCGTTTGCGCATAGCCGAGCGAATCTTCCTCCTCGGCCTTGAGCATGCGTAAGAGCTTTTCCTCGCGGCGCATCCTGTCTTGATCGGCGCTGAGCTCCTGCTCCTGCGGCTGGTACGACAGCGCCATTACGCCATGGTCCCAAACTTGGGCCGGGGCGCAGCTGTCATGCTCATCTTGGGCTCCCGATAGTCGCACGCCATCAGCCCGAACGCGTCTGCATCGTGCGAATACACGTCATGCTTCGGGCCAAGATCGGCGCCTGTCTCTTTGCTGATGTTCGGGGCGTACATGCCCAAGCTGATCCTTCCGTCCTGCGTC